AGTCGGAAAAATAAAAACCAAAAAGAATAACTGAGATTATTATCTCACCGGTAACCAGTCCGTGATGTCTGTTGACAGTATACTTTCCGAGTGTCATAGCTAGTCGCTTAGTACATTCTATCTGGCAGTATAGGCTCAACCTCTATCTTGTGGGAAAACACACAACGTCTATAAGGAATAAGTAACATCAGCGAGTCCCTTGAGGGCATTGATACTGGTGTAAAAACTCCAAACATCCGATGTTTGTGTGGTAAAAGTACCTATGATATGTTGAATCCCTATATTGGCATTTATGTATACCTTTAGGACATTTTAGTAAGTTGACCCCGTACCTTACTATAAATAATACGGGTTTTATCGAGTCGAATTAAATTTCCTCACCCTTTATGAAAAAGTCTCTTAACATATTAACGATACTTTAACAATGAGAATAGCATAAGTCAGGCTTCCTTCTCCAAACAATTTTAAAATTCAAATCTTTATTAGCACAATGAATTCAATACAAGCAATCGCTAATCCTTCAATGGAAATGAATACTTTGTTCCAAAATACGGAAGAAGATTTTAAAGACGGATTTTATCCGCACCAACTTATTTACAAAGGGAGATTATTTCTCCTTGAATTCAATTCCTATGTAGATTATGACTGGATTCCAGATCATATCAAAAGGAAGTACCAAATTGTTGACCTCTTCAATGAAGAAGGATGGTTAACTACTGAAGGGAAAGTTGAATTAGGTAAATTAAAACTCTCGCCATGGGATATTCCCAGCAGGAAACATGTTCCACATTTGTGGTTTGATGCATGGAGTTCAAAGAGAGGGTACTACTGGTCCAAAACCATTATTAACCTAACTGAACCAGCACAACCTCACATGGCATTAACTCCTGTTTCTTCTCCTAAGATGATACCATATAAGAATCAAAGGAAAAAGAAACAACGAGAGTTGTCCGATAAGGACAAAAAGAAAATCGACCGCAAAATTAAGAGGGATCTTAAATTTGTGGACAATCACCCAGCACAACCTCATGTTGATCTATTTGGTGTTGCACCAATAGTAGAACAGATGGCTGATTTCAATGAACAAATTTCAAGAGTGGATTTTGAATCACTTAATGAGATGGTAACAAAATTGAATCAGTCAGGGGTTATCACACCAGAATCAATAAATACTTTTAAAAAGCTTGCAGATAATACAAATGATGCAGCACAGAAGGTTAATGACTTCGCAAACTCAGATTGGATCAATTATATGTCAAATCTAGGTAAAACGGCGACAGAAAATGTGAACTTATCAACCATTGGGAAGATAGGATCAATTATTCTAGTCATAACATCTGCATATAAGTTATACAATGAGAGAAGCAAAACCAATTTAAGTCTTCTCATTGCTACAGGAGTATTTGCTTTTATGATGTTTGAGGATAAACTCAAAATAGTTAAATTACTAGCAGAGTTTTATTCATCACTTGATCTAAATACTGAAGAGGACAAAGCAGAGCCTCAAATGTATACAGAGACAGTTGAAGGATTGATCAAAGGAATAATTGCATTATTGACTGGATACGTGAGTTTTACAGTTGGTAAAGACATACCTCAAAACATTTTTAAAAACCTGAACAGCTATAACAGGGTTTATACAAATGCTAAGGATATTGTCATGTTTATTATCAAAACACTGGAAACGTTAACAAACTGGGTAAGAATGAATGTCTTTGGATGTAACGACAGTATGAGATTCTTCCAATCAGAAAATCCTATTTTACAGGAAATTCTAGATAGGATTGATCATATAAATGCTGAAGTACGTGAAAATAGGTTTTATGCGAACGACGAAAACTTTATGTACATAACTACTACAGAACAGTTGATTGCACAATTTTTACGAGCTACACCAAATGATCAACATTCATCAAATTTGATTAGAGAGCTTCAGCTATCAAAATCCAAAATTGAAAAACTTAAGGATAGTATGGCTGCTACAAATTACTCGCTAGCATCATTAAGACAAGAACCAGTAGCTATTATGTTACGTGGAGGTGCAGGAGTTGCTAAATCTATATCAGGTTGCTTCTTGAACTACAGATTAGGATGCGACCTCTTAGAAGGTGATCAAATTAGTGAATTCAAAAAGAATGTTGCAAACTTTATATTCTATAGACTTGCCGGTAATAGATGGTGGGACACTTATAAAAACCATTTTATTACATTCTATGATGATTTTGGTCAAGAAAGAGATTTCTCAGGAAATGAGCACTCAGTTTATACTGAGTTTATTAGGATCATGAATTCGGCACCATGCCCATTACCATGTGCTGCTGTTGAACAGAAAGGGACTAAATACTTCCAGAGCAAGATTATTGTTGCAACATCTAACATGTCAGAACCAAAAGCTGAAACAATTATTTCTATGGATGCATTTAAAAGGAGATGGGATCTTCTTTATACTGTAGTACCTAAGGAACAATTTGCCGATGAAGGTAAATTAGCAGGATGTGTAGGTGGCATAAAGTTCGATAGGTCAAAACTACCAACAGTTGAGATTGAGGGTGTACGTGAGACTGTACTAGATGCAGATTTTAGTTACTACGTTAAAACTGACTGGAAAGGTAATGAATTAGGTCCTAGGCAAACATTTGAGAGTGTTGTAAATGAAGTTAAAGATGTATTCTATCGTAAAAGGAGATGGCATGCTTTGCAGCAACAACAACTTAATAATTTGATGGCTAGATATGCTAATGAAAGGCCTGAAACTGTCAAGTTACAATGTGACTTTGGTAGTCTGAAGTTTAATGAATTATATCAAAAAGCTTGTGGTGTCGAAATGCCCAAGAGAAAGGATAATGATAGACTTGAAGAACTTTCAAAATCATTCGGAGACTCCTTAGAATTTCCTGAAGATATACAGATGGAAGAAGTTCCTGCTGAACCACAGATGGGTCTATTTGATCATTTACCTACTGATTTCCTTAGAGAACCAAAAGATGAGGATCCGGTAGTAGAAGATAAGCTAGAAGATATACCAGAACAGTACAAAGAGATGGTTGATATTTTCATAGCAAACAAAAGTGTTTCCACTCAGGATCTGTATGGATTGAATAAGATGCACGATAATAGATGGGATTTTCAAAGACCCAGGAGAATGTATTGTGAACTCTTAATGTCCTATGGCAGAGTTACTATGAAATGGATGGATGAAGAGATATCTACCCTAGACTACGCAAGATGGATAGGTAAGCATCGACATCTTTATATACATAGAACCACTTGGGATTTTGTAGTGAACTCTACTAATTTAAGACAGATGTACACCTCACTAAAGGTATTAGCTATAGAGAAACTAAAGGCTGCCTTAGGTGGTATTCAAGATGTTGTCGACTGGCTTATAGTAAATCTTCCAATTGCAATACCAATTATTATATTCACTATATGTTTCTTAATCAAAACAGCAATTACAAAGACATTGGAGACTCTAGGTAGAGTAATATTTGGTATTACAGAACCACAAACTGGTGGATATCAGAAAATGCCAGGAAGACAGAAGATGGAAAGAAACTCCAGCAAGATCCTTGCAAGTGTACCACGGAATCAAGCACAAGCAGGAATGGATCTTGGGGGAGCAGATCTATTAAATTCAATTTGTAAAAATAATAGTTATGAACTCCTATTGAGAGATCCTGACGGAACATTTAATAGATTAGGATATGCAACCTTCATAAAGGAAAGGATATGTATAGTCCCTTATCACTTTATAACTATGTTAGCTGCACAAGCCTCAGAAGTACCAGAGAGGTGGTCATACCACTTGGAATTCAGGAGACCAGGGAAAGTTCAAAATTACAGTTATTTTTGTACTGTTGAAGACTTTATTTCAGGTCACAAAGACAGTAGTTTAACTGATAATGATCTTGTGCTTGTCCAATGTCCTAGAAATTTTCAACCTCATAGAGATATAACACATAAGTTTATTATGAATGAAGACTTGAAGAATATCCATAGAGGTATTGACCTGAGAGTCACATTCCCCGACTTTGAAGAGCGTAAAGCTGCCTATGTAATAGGAGCACCATATGCCAATAAAAGAGTTGAGATAGGAGCAGACTACTGGGAAATCAGAAACTCAGTACAATATTCAGGAGCAGCATTTAGACCAGGTGAATGTGGAGCTTTGGTTTCACATCAAAATACAAAATTGCTTAGAAAGTTATTTGCTTTTCATACAGCAGGTATAACATCTAGCAATACTGGTTACGGTTCTATTGTAACGCAAGAAATGCTAAATGAGTCTATGAAAAACTTTGTAATAACTGTAGAGATGCAGTATGAACCAGAAGTAGCAACAGCTCAAATAGCCCCTTTCAATCAAGGTAACATGAACGAAATAGGTATGACTCTAAAAAGTCCTTCTATGCCAACAAAAATAGATCTAATGAAGACTGAATTGTATGGTAAGTGGAATGATTTATTCACACCTGATGAGGCACCCGCTGAAATTAATATGATATACAGAAAACCACTAATGGAAAAGTCTTATGCCAAATATAGAACACATGATTTTATACCAGATAATGACGAGTGGGATGAAATAGTATGGGATGAATTAAATTGGATGAAGAAAAATTCTCCAAATGAAGTCCCTAAGAGAATTCTGTCTTATGAAGAAGCCATTGCTGGTATTGAAGGAGAAGTACACTTTAGATCAATCGACAGAAGTACAAGCTCTGGATATCCATATAATGTAACCAAAGGGTATGGCAAGAAGTCAGACTTTTTTGGTAAAGAACCAGAATTCAATTTTGATAATCCTAAAGCCATTGAGCTAAAGAAATTGACAATGGAGTATCGTAAAAACTGTGAAAATGGTATTTGGCGACCCCAGGAATATACAGATTTCCCAAAAGGTGAGTTATTGCCCAAACATAAAGTCGAAGCCGGCAAGGTAAGATTAGTGTCAGGATGTGGTATGGTTTATCTAGGGGCTGTTAGAATGGACTTTGGATCTTTCATGTTATGGATGATCAAAAATAATATCCATAATGGTACAACAATTGGAACCAATGTATATGGTGCTGATTGGGATTTACTAGTACGCAAACTGATGGCAAAGAACTTAAATAAGAAGGGAGCCGGAGATTATGGAGGCTTTGACGGAAGTTTATTGGTCTTCTTAATGTTTCTGTGTCTAGATTACATAAATAGATGGTACAATGGTAGACTTATTGATAATGCACGAAGAACTGTTGAGTTCCTAGATATTGTGTTCTCAGTGCATGTGTATAACGGATTTGTCTTTCAATGGTGTTCAGGTATGCCCTCGGGAAATCCCTTGACACCCATTGTAGGTAGTCTGTGCAACAAGTTTGTCTTGAGATGGACATGGAATGTACTAATGGCCAGAGCAAACATAGTTGCATTTTTCTCAGCAGAAGTATACCTATGTGTTCAATCAGATGATAACGTATGGAGTGTGACACCAGAGTATTCAGATATTTACAATGAGTATACTGTAGGACCTGTGTTGGCACAACTCGGTATGAAATATACACCAGAAGTTAAGACGAAATCATTTGAAGAAGGAGTTGATAGGAATCTATGTGATATTGAGTATCTAAAGAGATCATTCAGATATGACGAAACTCTTAGAAGATGGGTGGCACCCCTTAGGTTACAGAAATTGCTGGAAATGCCATATTGGCACCGAAACAATGACAATAGATCAACATTCCAGAAAACAGAACAGGTGGTCATGGAACTAGCTCTGCATGGTAAAGAAGTCTGGGAGAAATACGCGCCTAGAATTATCAGAGAGTACGAAGATGTATTTGGAAACACGATGGGTTGGTTCAGATGTACGACCTATCAATCATGCTTGGAGACAATATCCAAGTGTGATTCTTCAATGATCTGACTTTTAATGGCTCGCATCCATAACTGCGCTGTTTGTCAGAACAGACATAAACTGAACTTAGAGTGTGATCTTGTATTATGTAAATATTCTTCTGATTCAATCATATTACACTGCTGCTCTATTAAAAACGTATTACTGATCACTAAACGTTGGTATTTAGAGATCACAGGAGATGCACAGGTGAGAATGAGTCATCCATCTGCTAAGAAAAGACTTGCTGAAATAAATACAACAGGAGGTGCTCAACCTAATAAAACTGAGCATGGCGGCCCCGAGGCCACGATATCGGGTACCACTAAATTCATAGATGATGGAGATACTGCAGAGACAACAATCATGCATTCATTATCCTTAAGCAGTTCATTACTGGCATCGACACTAAAGACACCTTTGGAAACAATAGAGTCTTTTGTTAGGAAACCAGTTATTGTAAGCCAGGGAACAATGACGTACACTGATACTTTGTCTACTGTAGCATTCAATTCACTAAATATTCCTTCAGATATATTGACCGTTCCTCTCTACAATGAGAAGTTGAGAGGTCAATTTTATTTTAGGGGGACCTTTGTCTTTACTCTCCAGGTAAATGCAAGTCCATTTCACTGTGGAATTTATTATCTAGTTCATGTTCCAACAGCTGGAGCAGACCCTCTGGGTGTTCCAGGAGCTGGGTGGATAAATGCCCACTTATACTCAGTTACACAGAGAAGTCAGTTACCACATTCTACTATAGATGTTGGAACTGAGACATCTTGTGAACTTAGAGTTCCATTCGTTAGTGCATATTCAGCATATCCAAACCCTTATAATCCTAGCACATTTGGTGATACGGGAATTGTCAAGATTGTTCCTCTTGTACCTGTAACAACAGGGTCGGGAGGTGACCTTACGGTAGGTTTTACGCTTTGGTGTCATATAGAAGATTTAGATCTTAATGTACCAGCTCAACCTCACTCAGGGAAAATGTTCAAGACAATGCCTACGACAGCCGAACAAAAATCAAAGGGAATGGGTCCTATAACTTCAGCAGCAAGATCATTTGCTGAAGGTGCAAGGACACTGACAGCAGTACCATTACTAAGCTCAGTAGCTGCCCCCGCAGCATGGGCTCTGGATATCTTCGGAAAAGTGACATCAGTATTCGGCTGGTCCAAACCTGTTAATCTAGATGTTCAGACAACTGTAGTTAGTGAAGGAATGTTTGGATTACCCCATTACGACTCGTCAGACAACTCAAAAGTACTAGCTCTTTCTCAAAAGAACATAGTAGAGGTCTTACCAGGTTTTGGGGGAACAGATATAGATGAGTTAGCGTTTGATTCATTCTTAACAAGAGAAACAGTCATTGATTATTTTGATTGGGATGATACTCAAGCTACAGGAGTTTTACTTAAAAAGATTATTATAGGACCAAATTCGCCTAAGACTAATTTAGTATCAGGGCACACTATAATTAATCATACTCCCTTGTCTCTCCTAGCTCAGTATTTTACATACTGGAGAGGAGACTTCGTATATACTTTCCATATAGCAAAGACATGTATGCATTCAGGTAGACTAACATTTGTATTCTCACCTTACCAAACAACCAACACAACAGATTATGATGCAACCTACGTCGGTGCAGCATACTGTTTCCGTACCGTTATGGATATTAGAGAGAACAATAAGATTGATATCAGGATCCCATTCACATCAAGTGCACCGTATAGACCTTGTGTTGGTGATGATGCTTATTCAGGTTCACTACAAGTTTTCATTGAAAACGAGTTAGTAAGACCACAAACAGCAGCAGCATCAATAACAGTCATAGTATCGGTATCAGCATGCGAATCTTTTGAGTTTGCAGTCCCCAGATATTCCACTTTTCAACCTGTGTATGGTCTAACTCCAGTTACAGCTCCACACAGTGGAGCCATGTTTGGAGCAAAAACCCAATCAGGTGATATTGGTTCGTCCGTTAGATTGTCAGACAATTTAGAATCATCAAGAATGTGTATAGGTGAAAGAATTTCATCCCTTAGGCAAATGTTGAGAGTAAACAACTTATTACAGAGAAACCCTTCTTTTGTAGCTTTGGCTCAGAAGAATCTACTCCGTATAATGCCTTTCTCTATCGGATGGACCTATTGGGATAGTTCAACCATGACATACCCTTATTTCTATGGTGATCCCTTTGGTATGATAACATCAATGTTTGCTGTGTCTAGAGGTGGAGTTAGATGGAAAGCACTCCATGCTGCTACCGTCTCAACACAACCATTAGGCGCATTTCTGTCAAACGCTAGTTCCTTGACAGCAGCAATGACGTATCCCAACTATTCTGATACAACTGTAGAGGGAGCTCCCGTCAGCACAGCTGATGCAAATGGGATGGCCGGCAGTGCACAGCATTTTCAGAATTCATTCACTAGGATGGGAGTTGAAGTACAAGTTCCTATGTATTCGCGTACCTTTTCACGAGCTAACTCAGATCTCGTTTCAATTGGTACCATACCTAAGAGTTTTACTACAACCAATCCTAGGACTATATTGAATCTAATTGTTGATACAGATAATCCGTATTATATATACTATAGAGCGGGTGCTGATGACTATAATCTTAGTCAGTTCATAAGCATTCCTCCGGTAATTATTACGGAGCCGTTCGCATAAGGGAACCAAAGTCTATCTAAAGACAATAAACTATAGGCGTTCCGGCTGGGAATGTAATATAACAGCAATTGGGTATAGGATTTTCCGGTTCTACTATACCAACACACTATACGTCCGGTTTATTTACGTATCGTGTGGCACGTCAGTGTTATAATTATTTATCCTCAATGCTATCAGTAGGTTGTGAGAACAATCACCGGGACTTAAAGGTCCGGTTTTGATAGGGAGGGTGGTGAAGCTAAGGTAAAAACGCCAAGATTTCAAAGGTAACCACTCCTGAGAAATCATTTTCCTCTGC